AAAACTAGCACTAGTTGCAAATGAACTACTTAGAGCGTATGAAGCGGATAATGCATAAGAAGCAGATACTGGTGTGCCTGCATTTATAGTAACTGCTCCGGTTCCACCAACAGGGGAAATAGTAATATTAGTACCTGCTATGATTTGAGTAACTCCACCGCCTGCACCTGATCCGATATTAACAATAGTCTGTGTATTCCCCTGCTGTTTTTTGATATAAGCCTTACCGTCAAATGTATTTACGGCAAGGTCCCCTAAAGCAAGTTGGGTGATACTAGGGATAGACCCTGAAACGGATATGGTTCTTATTGATGGCATTACTCTCTATAGTCTAAAAATACTTTTAAGACTGGTTCTACAATCTTATGACGGTGATTTTGTTCTAAAGTTATGACTTTTATTCCAGAAACTTGAGGTTCTAACGTCAAAAAGAAATCAAATCCAGATTCTTTCTTGATTCTTAAGTCACATTGTGACATATCACCGCAGAATATCATCTTAGAATTTACTCCTAGACGTCCTATCATTAGTTCTGTTTGTCTCATGGTGGCATTCTGGGCCTCATCAATTAAAACAAAGCAGTTAGTAAATGTATTACCTCTTAGGAATCCAAAGGGAGAAACCACGACAGACCCTTCTGCTACTAGTTTCTCGGTCTTCTCCTTACCTACAAGTTCATGCATTATATTATAAATAGGTGCTGTTAGGTACGCAAGTTTGTCGTCTACTCCTCCTGGAAGATGTCCAATATCCTCTCCTGCAGTTACATAAGGTCTTGCTATGATTAGTTTCTCAACATCTTTATTGAAAAGTAAATCAAGGCCTGCCTGGACTGCTAGTAAGGTTTTACCCGATCCTGCTCTCCCTTTAATTGCTATAATATCATGGTTTAAGATGTGAGCTTTAGCAAATTTCTGCTCTTCGTTTAAGGTGATTCCAAAATTAATTGGGTTCTTAGGTCTTCTTTTTTCTTTGAAAACCTCATCAGTGTGGCTGTTACTGCTCATAAAATAACTCTCTTACTAATAAATAGGTTTAAAAAAAAGAAGCCCGACTTTCGCCAGGTAATCTCTAATGTATTCGTCCTCTTATTTTATACAGGCTAGTTTGCCCAAAGCATTCTTTTAGTTTATTTGTGAAGCCTGTTGAGACTAGTTTGTACTTCTCACAAAGTTCTTTTTTAGCAACTCCTTTTAGTACGTCTACTTTAAAGGCTGCTAGATCTATTTTTTTATAGGACGGATTATTAGTCCCTAAGCTTTTTTTGGATTTATTAGCACAACGGGTTTTATACCGAGCTGTTCCTTCTTTTTCTCCGTATTTTAATACAAACCACTCTAGAGTATGTCTACCCTGTGCTTGAAGTTTCATTCTCTCTTTAGAGTCTTCTTTGTGAGTTTTTCCATACATTCCGTTGTTACAGCCTGAGTTTATTTTTTGCATTGTGTTTTGAAATGCTTTATATTTTTCTGTATGGTATAGGCCTTCCCAATTATCCCCGCCTATTCTTGTATTTTCTGTGGAGTTGTAACCGTTTTTTACGCTATTGTACTTTTCAATATAGTAAGCTTCTCTCTGTATTAACTCTTCTTTTGTAGAACATTCCTCAAGTATCTGCTTAGTTACATTGTCCCACCCGTATTTTCGCAAAGCTTTATAAACTACTTGTGTTTTATTATGCTGTGTTCCGTATTTATGTTCTGCTAACCGTTGATTGTAATCGACAGTCCGTCCTATATAATGTTTACTATTGGGAAATGTAAATAAGTAGATGACCATTTATTATAAATATGTAAGGTCTTGTCAAAAAAGTCTAAAAACTAATATAAAAAAAGCCTAGATTTCTCTAGGCTCTTTCTTATTCTTTTAATGGTTAATCTTACAAGGTATTTAAACCGTTTACGTAGATTCTTCCATAATACTCGGGACGAACCATCTTCTTCGCATAACGAGTCAAAAGACCTTTACGTGGAACGAAGGTATCAGGATCATACACCAAAGGAGTCATAATCAATGGAATGTAAGGAGCAAATACTGCACCAGTTTCCAAGAATTGGCTACCTTTGAAGCCCATCAAGATAGTATTCTCTTTCATGTATGGGTTTTTGTAGATAGTGTATCTGTTGTTGATTTGACCCATTTTCTGTACACCAAATGCATAAGTAGCAGCATGTACATCACCGTTTGAAGTTGAAGCAAAGCCTGGGATACTTTCCAAGATAGTAGCAACTGTAGGAGAAACTACGCAGAAGTTTGCACCACCACGTAAAGTTCTTTGGTGAATAATGTTACTCAATTTTTGCATTTTAGTTCCCAAAGTTTGGAACCATTGTCCTTGAGTGTTGTAGAAACCTAAGTTGGTATCAAAACCAGTACCAGCAGCGTTAATAACGTTGTTGTTAATAGCAGACCAATATTCAGTTCCTGCAGCAGCAGAAGAAATCAACATATCCAAAATCTCAAGATCAATCTCCAAAGAAATATACTCTGACATTACAGCAGTCAATTCAGCTTCAGCATCCAATGAATGGTAAGCATTCAAATCTTGTGCAAATTCAGGAGTCCATTGTGCTTTCAATTTCTTGGTTTTAGCAACAATAGCTTCAGATCTCATTTGAACGTTGATTTGTGGAATAACGATAGTTGATGCAGATTCAGCATTCGGAGTTGAATAAGAAGCACCTTGCTCAAAATCACCACGAGTATTGTCTGCAGTCAATTTGTTGTAGAATAAAGTATAAGAACCAGTAGATGCTAAAGAAGCACCAGATGCAGTGAAGTACAATGTTACTGTACCAGCACCAGCACTATATGTAGTGAATTCTTGTAATGAGTTAGCAACGTTAATTGGAGATACACCAGCTTCAGTTGTAGCTGAACCAGATGCTAAAATGAATCCTCTTACAGCTAATGGATCAAAGTTAGGGATAGCAGAAGAAGATACTGTAGCTTTCATGATACGACCTGCAGATAGTGAAGCAGAGAAATCAGAGTTAAAGTTCAATTCTGACCATGCAGTTACTGCAGCGATTGAACCAGTTGAAGCAGTAGCAGGAGCAGCAGTAGATCCAGAAATAAGACCTAATAGAGAAGCTGAAAATTGGTTAGTTGAGAAAGTGTAACGACCAGCTCCGTATAAAGCACCTGTTGAAGTGTTACCGAAGTTAGCAGAAGTAGCACCATACATTGAATCACCAGATGCGAATGGATTCTTATCTGTACCATATTGGAAATCCAAGAAGAATACAAGACCTGAAGGTAAGTTCATTGGTTGAACTGAAACGAATTCTTTCGCAGCAATTTGACCAAATACTTTACGCACTAAAGGTAATGCAATACCAGCCCACTGTTCACCTGTACCTGCGGTAAAAGATGCACCAGTTCCTGTTTGAGATTGCTCAATAACCAACTGTTTAGCTTGGTTTTCAAGAATCATAGACATATTATTTTTTTCAGTTTCGTTACCGATTCCTCCTAAAAGGCCGGTAGCACCCCATTTTTTTGCCAATCGAGCAGCGTCAGATTGCAAAGACTGCCAAGGGTTAGCAGATTCTAGTAAGTTTTGTACGTTTGACATTTTTTTCTAATGTGTTTTGTTTTATTTTAAGCCTGCAAGTTTTTGGAACCTTTCTACCATTGCACTAGTTTCCATCACAGGCTGTTTGTTTGATGTACCGCTAATTGTTTTAGATGCAAATGATCTGTTTTCTTTTACCAACTCTCTTTTGTCTGTCTTATTCAAGTTAGAGCTTAGAGTTTCGTAAACTAACTTAGTTTCTTTCACTGTTTCAGCTTTGTCAAATGCAGTAAGTACTTGTACTTTTTGTGCTTCTGTTAAGTTTTTAGCTTTGAAAATTTTGTTAGTGTAAAGTAGTTTAGAATTAAGGAGGTTAATTTCGTTTAATTCTGATTTTAGTGTGTTGATTACATTGAAAGCTTCTTCAAGCTCAGCATCATGATTCATGTGGTGTGTTTCTTCCATTTCACTTTCGTGATCTGCTTCATCCATACTCTTAGATCCTTTCATAGCGTTTACAAGTTTTTTAATCCCTGCAATCGTTAATCCAGCAGCTCCAACACCCATAGCACCTAATGCACCAGCTACTAATTGAGCAGTGTGGTGATTAGTTACTCCGGCATCTACTACCATCTGTACTAGATCCATACCTTCTGCCATAATCTCTCCTGGCTTTTGCATTGGTTCTTTGTCTGTGATGTTTTCCATGTCCATTCCTGCACCTAGTTCGTCTTCCATGCCTTCGTGTCCTCCTTCAAGTTCACCAGCAGCAATCATTTCGTCTACCACTTTTTCAATGAATGATTCTAAATCTTCAGCAGTCATGTTGTCGAAATCCAACTCTTCATCTTCTTCAGATTCTTCTTCAGCATCCTCTAGGTCGTCAGCAGCATCTTCTAAATCTTCTTCAGATTCTTCTGCATCTTCACCTTCAAGTTCTCTTAAGAGTTCCTCTAAGTCAATGTCTTCGTCGATGTAATCGTCTTCGTTTCCGATTTTTTTGTAATCAGACACCTTAGCAGCTTTTTGAGTACTAAATGGTTTATCTTTTTCTTCAGATTTGTCTGTTACATAATCATCTTCCTCCATGGCTGTTAATTTTTGTTCAAGCATTGATTTTAAATGTGGTGTAAAGGCTTCTTCTAATGCAGCTTTTGCATTAGTGATAGCAACCTCTTTAACCGCTTTTGCATCAGCAATCGCTTCTTTTAACAAGTCTCTGTTTGTCATTTTTTTCCTAATAATAATTTTTGTTTGGGAAGTACGCTTATTAATAAGAGCGTAATAATTGTTCTGTAAAATTTTTAGTACCGTATTCAGAACCGGTACATATATTCATAAATAGAGCTATTTTACTAAAAAAAGAAAACCCTCTATTTTTTTTAGAGGGTCTTAAAAGTTTTATTATTAAAAAGTTTAAAATACCTTATCTAATTTATTTCTATTGCCTATATGCCCTTCATGTCCATACTCTTCTGCTATTTTTGTTGTTGTAAATAACGGCTGAAGGTTTCTAAAGTTAAAACATTTATTTTGCTCCTCTGGATTTTCTAGGTTAAAAGAAGTGCATGGTTCTATGTGATCTATTTCCCACACTAAACCGTGATTGTTCCAAGTCATACCTTCCAAAAACTGTTTCTCTAAATAGCTAACAGCTTCTTGAATAGTACATCCGAGTAAGGTTATTGCTGAGTGTTGCTTACTTACTTTTCCGCCGGCTGTATGTCTTTTTACTGCATCAAGGAGCCTCATTCTTAGTAGGTATTTTATTTTATAAACTGGGTCAGTCTTTTTTCGCATTTTTGCATAATCATTTTCCCACTCCTTCCCGCTACCCTGTCTCCAAATGTTATGCCGCTTTGCTGTGCACTCTTTACACCTACTTGCTAAGCCGTATTTACCTGCTTTAAGTTTACTGTACTGCTTATAAAGTTTTGCTGTCTTACACTCTGTGCAAGTTTTGAAGCCAGGTTCATCCGGGGTTTTGAACCGTGTAGGGGATTTTTTTGTGTAGTAGTGTTTATCGTGATTTGCTTTACAGCAAACCTTACACGCTCTTTGCAAACCATCTTTACCTCTCTTATTGTTGCTAAAAGAGGTTAGCAGTTTTACTTCCTTACAGGTTGGGCATAGTTTCTCCATCTATTATAAATAGTAGGGTTTTGAGAAACTATGTTAGGTTTTTTAAAAAAGAGGGCAGTTGCCATGTGCACATAAGATTTCTCTTATAATACTATTAGCTTTTAGGTTGTATACCTCACTTACTCCTAGGTTTTCATTCATAGTATGTTTACCTACTGGATGCATCCAGGACCCTGGGTTTGAAGGGGTAGATACGAAGTCGAAACATAGCAGCTCGAAATCGTCCTGTACTTCTAATGTTTCTCCCATTTGTTTTACTGAGCCCATTCCTCTTGATGATACACCAACGGTAATACCGGAGTTAATTAATGCTTGTAAAATATTCCCAGAAGGAGTAGGTAGGATTTCAATTTTACCCATAATATGATCACCGTTCCACCAAATGTCTTT